ATTTAAAATAATATGGCTGATTTATTGATGAAAATGCCGATTCCTTACGAACCGAAAAGACAGAATCGATTCATACTAAGGTTTCCATCAAGCTTAGGGATTAACGAATGGTTTGTAGAAAGTGCTTCAAGACCTTCAATTAAAATTGCATCTACGGAAATTCAATTTTTAAATACCTCAACGTATGTTGCGGGAAGATTTAACTGGGATGAGATTTCAGTTAAATTCAGAGACCCAATTGGACCATCTGCGTCTCAAGCTCTTATGGAGTGGGTTCGTTTACACGCAGAATCTGTAACAGGTCGTATGGGTTATGCTGCAGGTTATAAAAAAGACATTGACCTTGAGATGTTAGACCCAACAGGAGTTGTTGTTGAGAAATGGATTTTATATGGTACATTCTTAACAGGAGTGAATTTTGGTTCATTAGGATATAGTACTGACGCTCTTGCGGATATTACAGCATCATTAAGAATGGATAGATGTGTTTTAGTTTACTAATACTCTTTATAAAAAATCAATACTAATTATATTTAACCGTAAAGACAATAAACTTTACGGTTATTTTTTTATATGGAAAATCAAACAACAGATTACGGACAACAAAATTTTACTTTACCTCACGATGTGGTACCATTACCATCAGGTGGAGTTTTTTACAAAAACAAAAAAAAATCAATCAAGGTGGGTTATTTAACCGCCTCTGATGAAAATATTTTAATGGCAGGTGGGTTAGATATTACCACAAATTTATTAAGAAATAAAATTTACGAACCAGACCTTAGGATTGAAGATATGATTGAAGGTGATGTTGAGTCAATATTGGTGTTTTTAAGAAATACTGCATTTGGACCTGAAATGGATTTAAATTTAATTGACCCATTTACTAAAAAACCATTCAAAACGACTGTAGCTCTTGACGAATTAAATGTTATTAAAGGCCAGTCTCCAAATGAGGATGGGACATTTACAACTATATTACCAAAATCTAATGCAACAATTAAGTTAAAACCATTAAATTATGGTGAAATAATGGAAATTAGTAAGTTAGAATCGACGTACCCTCAAGGTAGAGTAGTTCCAAAAATAACTTGGAGACTTCAAAAAGAGATTGTTGAAGTAAACGGAAACACGGATAAGTCAGAAATATCTAAATTTGTTGAACAAATGCCTATTTCAGATTCTAAGTATATTAGACAATTTATGAATGAAAATGAACCAAAATTAGACATGAGTCGAGTTGTAAGCACCCCATCAGGAGAAAAGATGACAGTTAATGTCGGATTTGGGGTGGACTTTTTTCGCCCTTTCTTCTGATTATAGGAAAGGACAAATAGATGAATTCTATTATTTAAACAAATTAATGAACATATCTTATCAAGATTTTGTAACAATGCCCTTATTTGTTAGAAAATATTTGTTAGATAAATGGTTAGAAGATAATAAAAAGGACTGAAAACTCAGTCCTTTTGTATTTATAATAAAATACTATTTTAAATTATGCAAGCAGCTGAACAATCACCGGAAGAATATAAAAAATCACTTATTGGTTCTCTTGATGTTGCGACAGAATTGGCATCATACGTTGTTGAGATACAAAAATCATCTATTGAGATAAATAAGGTTTTTGGTCAGGGTAGAGAGCGAGTTGGTATACTAATGTCAAGTATCGCAGACGCACTCCCTATGGTCAATCGTTTAGGTGGGTCAATGGCTGATGTTGCCAAAACTATTGGTGAAGTTGCTGATGCATCTGGTCGAAATGTTATTGCGAGCACTGAGGAGGTTGAAAAACTTTACGCGGCTCAGAAAGTATTAGGTATTAGTGCAAGGGAAATGACCAATTCTTTTTTAGATATTGGTGTTGGTTTGGCTCAGATTCCTAAACAATTAGAAGAGTCTATAGAATATATTCAAAGTATTGGTGGTAATACACAAGCGGTAATGAAATCCGTTACTAGCAATATGGAACAAATGAATAGGTTCCAATTTGAAGGTGGTGTTGTTGGTTTAACTAAAATGGCGGCACAAGCGTCAATGTTGAGGTTTAATATGAATGAGACCTTTAGATTGGCGGATAAAGTATTAGACCCTGAAGGTGCAATTGAAGTCGCGGCGGCATTCCAAAGATTAGGAGTATCGGCAGGTGCATTAGCAGACCCATTCCAATTAATGAATATGTCTATTAATGACCCATCAGGATTACAAGATAGTTTAGCGGATGTTGCAAAACAATTTACATATTTTGACGAGAAAACTAAAACCTTTAAAATAAATCCTCAAGGTGTGTTAACACTTAGAGAGATGGAAAAACAAACAGGTGTTAGTGCTGCGGAAATGAGTAAAATGGGGTTAGCAGCTGCGGAACTAGACAAAAGACTATCGGCAGTTAATTTAGCTGGAATAACAATAGGTACTGAAGAGGACAAACAATTCTTAGCAAATATTGCTAAAATGGGTAAAGATGGTGAGTATGAAGTTAAAATCAAAAATGAAGATGGTACGGAAGAAACTAAAAAATTACAAGAAGTAACTCAAAAAGAATTTGATAAATTAATACAAGAACAAAAAGACGGGCCAAAGAGTTTAGAGGAGATTGCCAGAGTTCAAATGAACATTTCGGAAACCGTTAAAGGGGATGTTGCGGCAATTAAAAACGCTTTTCTTGGAGGTACCGCAACCGCAAAACCTGTTAAAGAAACTATAATTGGAGCTCAAAAAACTGCGGATGTATTAGGTGGTGAAGCTTCAAAAAAATTCGGAGACACTAAAAGTACTAGGGTAGAAGTTGAAACAACGTTGAAAGATTTGGGTACAATGGCGATGGATTTTAAAGAGGGTATTAAACCTGCAACTCAAACATTATCGGATTACTTAATGAAGGTTGGTAATCAAATGGAATCAGTTCAAAATAAGTTTACTGATGCGTTAAAAGAGTATGGTAAAAATGTTTCTAGTAAATTAGGTGATACACCAATGGAACAACTTACAAAAAAAGGGGTTGATACTGCTTTAGAAAAAAGTGGTGTTGAAATACCGTCTAAGACTGCTCCAATAGATTCAAACACTAGTAAAATTAAAAATGAAAGAACAATTTCTAATAATCAAAATATAACCACTAAAAGTACTGTTGATGTTGGAGGAAAAATTGAAGTTGATGTTAAAGTTCCTACAGGACTTTCATCAGAACAACTAAAACAAATTTTAGATACTACCTTTAATGAGTCAAGATTTAAGGATTATATTGTTAGGTTAATACCTGGTGATTCAAAAGAACCTAAGTCAAATTCTTACTAATAATGTATTTATAAAATAAAAATCATAGATGTCAAATAGTCCATTAGATTTAATTAACTCGGATTCGTTCAGAAAAAAACTTATAACGAGAAATTTAGTACCTTATGCTAAATCTCCAAACAGACCTTCTGTTCAAGTTCCGTATGAATATATTTCATCGGATTTCTCTGTAATTGATAGTCCTGACCAACTTATTGATAATCCATCATTAGCGAATCAACTATATCCATTAAATAGATATGGTAATGAGGGAGGATATCAACAAGTTCCTGACCCAAATGGGTTAACTAATACCATTTCAAATCAAGGTGAATATGGACCGGGACAACAAGACGCTCATATAGTTGATGAAGGTTATGACGCAGTTAGATTATGGAGACCTTTAAACGCCTATGCTGACGGATTAAATGTTTTTGACTCTGCGGAATCATTTTCAAGTTTAGAAACAGTTAGACCTGACCAAGACCGACAAGGTAACGGACAACCATATCCTGGTCCAATTGTTGCATCATCGTATTCTCCTTTATCAATCTTATTATCAACTAACCCAACCGGTAGTAATGGTAATTTAAGTCAAGATTCATATATTGCTCGTTTAGGTGCTCAGACTCTTAGAAGAGAATTCCAAGAAAGAATAGCGACAAGAATTAGGTTAGAGACGATAGGGCAAGCCAACATTTTAAATGTAACAAGTGGTACTGATTTAGTTAATATTTTATCAGGACAAGTTCCAATATTAGAACCAAATTGGCAAATAACGGTACCCGCAAATCCAATAACTGCCGCTGCTGATTTTGCGTTAAGGTTAGGTGGGAGTATTTTACCTGTTTCTTTAATACCGGGTTCTTATTTTGACCCAATGATTAATCCGGGTCAACCTACAACAATTCAACAAGTTACAAACGCAATTGCTGGAACAGGTATTGGTAATTTCTTTAATCAACTATTAGGGGGAACACAAACAGGTTCACAAATTTTTTATAATAATACAGGGGCCGGTCAAAAGTCTCGTTTATTTAAAAACATTGATTACAACAAATATAAACCAAATTTTGTTAGAGGTGTATTTGATAGAGTATTAGGTGCAATAACAGGGACTCTTTCTGATAATAGTAACTATTATGTTGGTTCTATAACATCTGAACCATCTCGAGTGTTTTCTCCTGGTGGGGACTTACCTGTTGACCAATTTGGAAAAGAACAACAATCACCGGTATATGGACCTCAAGAGTTAGCACAACTTTATGAAGGACCAAGTAAAGAAGTTAGGTTAGGTGCTAATGGTCCTACATATTCTAATGGTGGTGGTATTGAAGGAGGTTTTACTTGGGTTTCTCCAAAGTATAAAGATAATGCCGGAAAAAAAGTTGGATTAGGTGGGGTTGTAACAAATCAAGATGAGGATTTTAAACCATCATCATATAATACAACTGAATCGACAAACATAACTTTTAAAGGAGGTTCTATCTTAGATGATACTCAGAGAATCATTAATAGCCAACCTCAAGGAGGTCGAAGATTACAACACGTAGGTAATGCGATTGACCAAGTTAGTAAAGTTTTCCATGATGGATATAAAGAAATTACTAAAGGTTCAAGAGTATATCGATATGTTGGTGCTGTGGGACAAGAAGTTGGAACAGAGTATTGTCGTATTTTTGCAAAAGATGTACCATACCTACAATACAATGATTTACAAAAAGTAGATGGTATTACAACATCGGGTAGAAGATTTTCAGATTCAGTATTTGATAACACCTACAATTTAAATATTGCTCCAAACAAACAAGAAGGTGGGCAAGATTCGACTAATTTGATTGGAACTCAAAATGACGCATATGCTAAAAAGTATATGTTTTCATTAGAAAATTTGGCGTGGAGAACATCAAGTACTCCTGGTTATGCGATTTCTGATTTACCTGTTTGTGAGAGAGGTCCTAATGGAGGTCGAGTTATGTGGTTTCCACCATATGGTTTAACATTTAGTGAACAAGTATCTGCAAATTGGAACACATCTGAATTTCTTGGAAGACCGGAACCTGTTTATACTTATAAAAATACTTCTCGTACTGGTACTTTAACTTGGAAAATAGTTGTTGACCATCCGTCATCTTTAAATGTTGTTGTTAATAAAGTTTTAGCTAATGAAACAAATAAAGTAAGGATTGATAGTATTTTAGATTCATTCTTTGCTGGATGTAGAAAATATGATTTATATGAATTAGCTAAAAAATATTATACGGTTAATCCTAATGATTTATATTTGCTACAACAAGCAATTACTTCAAAAGAAACAACAAAAGAACAAACTGAATATATTAAAAAAACAATTCAGGTAGGTAATAATTCTACTACAGGTGCTGATACAAATGTTTCTCAAGCAAGTAGTGAAGATTTATTTGGAAAGTATAAAGATTTAGGATTCTATTTTGAAAATGATTATCCTCAAAAGAATAATGTAAGTGCTTACCCATCTCAATATGATTTATATATAGGTAATAAAAGTGTTTATAATAGTAAACCAAATGCGGCACAAACTAGTGAAGTTTTTGAAACTGTTGTAACACCTAATTATGATGTAATGAAACAATTGGCGGTTGATATTGGTAAACAATTAAGTACTAATAGTCAGGGTATTGTGACAATAACAATTGATGCAAGTTGTTCCGCACCTGCGAGTCCGTCGTATAATACTGAATTAGCAACAAGAAGGATTGAATCGGCTATTAAATTTTTCCAAGAAAATGAAAATACTAAAAAGGAGTTTGGTAAACGATTATTAGTAAATCAAGGTAAAAGTTTAGGGGAGCAAACCACTACATTACCTTTAGCTTCTAAATCAAGACAAGCCCCATATACATTACCTTTTGTTAGTAAACAAAGTGTAAATTGTACTGACCAAGACTCTAGTGTTGTGGGAGGCGACATTAAAGTAGGTGCTAAAGAAGTTTATACTTATGGTGCGATGGCATGTAGAAGAGCCTATATTAGTGCAATTAGGTCAACTTTAAATAACCCAACAACTACACCTCCAGCACAATTTACTACGGTTCTTGAGGAGAATAAAGTATTAAAAACGGTTAAAGAAGATGTTGTTAGTCAAGAGTACAAACCTAGAGATAATATTACTAAAAGAGTTTTAAGAGCGTTATTATCAGAATGTGATTATTTTGAAACAATAAAGGCAGAAACACCTATGGTTTATGATAACTTGAGAGATAAATTAAAATTCTTTCAACCTGCATTCCATTCAACAACTCCTGAAGGATTAAACTCTCGTCTAACATTTTTACAACAATGTTTAAGACCGGGAGACACTATTCCAACAATTAAAGAGGTGAATGGTAGTCAACAATTGCAATATAATAATGCTACTAATACTTCTTTTGGAGCACCTCCAGTATTGATATTACGTGTTGGGGATTTTTATAATACTAAAATAATACCAACGTCATTGTCATTACAATATGAATCACTTGATATCAATCCTGAGGGTATTGGTATTCAACCTATGATTGCAAATGTAACAATGGGATTTAATTTTGTTGGTGGTAGTGGATTAAAAGAGTCAATTGATAAGTTACAAAATGCGTTAACGTTTAATTATTATGCTAATACCGAGATTTGGGACGATAGAGCGGATGTTACTACCAAAAATACGAAATTTTTTGAGTCATTAGATAGAGAATTTTTGGCGATGGCACCACCTCCGTCACCACCTACACTGAATCAAGCAGAGGTTGAAAATGGACAAAATAATAATAGTACAATTGGAACAATTTCAACAAATGAGGTTACGGCAACTGAGGAAAAAGGTACTTTAAGTTATTCTGATTTCATGGTTAAAGTTGTTAAAGAAACTCAAACTTATTTCCAAACAATTGTTAATAAGACAAAAGAAAGTGTTAATCAATATAACAACGCT